CAACGCCGAGCTTGCGCAAGAGTTCATCGTGAATTCACGCGGGCTTGACGAACTTCGTTCTGCTCTTATTGATCAAATGGGATCTGAAGCCAAGCCTGTTGACACCTCTGCTGGTGACATCGGCCTCACACAAAAAGAAGCCCGCAGCTTTTCTTTCCTGCGTGCCATCAACTACCTAAGCAATCCTGGTGACCGCGCTGCACGCGAGGCCGCTGGTTTTGAGATTGAAGCCTCTGAGGCTGCCGCTGCAAAGCTCGGCCGTCAGTCCCGCGGCATTACCGTTCCGGCTGACGTTATGCGTCGTGACCTGAACGTTGGCACTGCCACTGCTGGCGGTAACCTCGTCGAGACCGAGCTGGACGCTGCCAACTTCATTGATCTGCTGCGTAATCAGTCTGCACTGGATCAAGCTGGCGCAACCGTTCTGACCGGCCTGTCTGGCAACGTCAACATTCCTCGTCAGTCCGGCGCTGCTACCGCTTACTGGGTTGCCGAATCCGGCTCACCTACTGAGTCACAGCAGACCATCGATCAGGTTGCACTGACTCCTAAAACCTGCGGTGCATTCACTGACTTCAGCCGTCGTCTGATCATCCAGTCTTCCATTGACGTGGAAAACATGGTGCGGACCGATCTGGCTCGCGTGCTTGCCCTTGAGATTGACCGCGTTGGCCTGTACGGCTCTGGCTCTTCTAACCAGCCTCTGGGTCTGAAGGACACCACTGGTGTGCTGACCGAAGATTTCGCTGCTAACACTCCAACCTTTACTGAGGTTGTGGCTCTGGAGTCTGACGTGGCTGGTGCTAACGCACTGCTCGGCAGCCCTGTCTATCTGATGAACTCCGCAATGCGCGGCGCTCTGAAGACTGCTGAAAAGGCCAGCAACACCGCTCAGTTCATCTACATGGATGACGAAGTCAACGGTTATCGCGCTGTTGTCTCAAATCAGGTTGAAAGCAACGACCTATGGTTTGGCAACTTCTCTGACCTGATCATCGCCTACTTCTCTGGCCTTGATCTGATGGTTGACCCTTACACCGGCAGTACCTCTGGCACTGTTCGTGTGGTCGCTCTGCAGGATGTCGATGTGGCAGCACGTCACGGCGAATCATTCTCACGCGGTAACAACACTCTCTGATAGGTACTGAGCAATGACTATTCAAAACCTCGGAACCCGTCTCACCCTGTTGTCTCTTTCAGCAAATGACGTGGTGACTGCGACTGCAAACCGCTCTGGCGTTGATCTCGTTGATTACGAGGGTGACGTTATGGCGGTCCTGGACGCAGAGGCTGGTGGTGCAGGAATCACCTATGCCGTCAAGATTCAAGACTCTGCAGACAACAGCTCATTTGCTGATGTAAGCGGTGGCCTTGCTTTCACGACCACCACTGCCAACACTGCTTTGCGCGAAACCCTGCGGATCAACACCGACGAGGTTCGCCGTTACATCCGTGCTGTAATCACCGTTGCTGGTGGTACTGGTGCTGGTGCTGTCAGTGTTGTTGCACTTGGCTCTAAGAAGTACGGCTGATGATTGACGATACCCTTGCTTATCTGAGCCTCAGCGAATTTGCTGTATCGTGCCAAATCGGCGCAGGCGCAGAGTTCAAGGGTATCCTCGACTCACCGATGGATGTGATCGCCGGTGGTGTTGCTTTGTCACGGGAGTATTTGCTAACTGCAAAAACTTCTGATGTCAGCAGCGCTGCTCGCGGCACGTCGATAACTGTTGATTCGTCTGCTTACACTGTGCGCGAGAATCGCCCTGTTGATGACGGCCTGTTTTCTGAACTGTTGTTGAGTAAGGACTGATGGCAGACACAAGGCGCGAGCTAATCCTGACTCGTATCAAAAGCAACCTTGACGCAATCTCAGGTGCAACAGTGTATCGCAGCCGTGTTGAGCCACTCGCTCGCGGCGAAGTGCCCGCTGTGATTGTAGAGCCGGTCAACGATCAGCCGACTGATACTAACTTTTTTGACAAGCTGGATTGGTCAATGCGCGTCAGGGTTACAACGCTTGTGCGTGCTGCTGTGCCGGATGATTCGTCTGACACATATTCACAACAAGTTCATTTGTTGTTAATGGCAGACCAAACGGTGAATGGCTACGCGCTTGACCTGACTCCTGACCGCACTGACTTTGAACTTTATGAGGCAGATGTTCCTCTTGGAGTAATTAGTCAAGATTTTCTGGTGCGCTATCGTACCAGTAGAACTGACCTTACCACGGGCTAACAATGGCACTGACTCGCAAGCGTTTTTTGATCGCCAAGAGCGAATCAACTTACGGAACTGATTCAACTCCTGTCGGTGGCACTGATGCCGTGCAGGTGACTGACCTAGAAGTTACCCCAATCGAAGCCGATAACATTGCTACTCCAAGCCTTCAGGGCTTTATTGGCAACAGCACTCGTTCAACTTTGGTTGCAAACAAGCGAGTCAGTGTCACTTTCGGTGTTGAGCTGTCTGGCTCTGGCACTGCAGGTACAGCTCCTGCCTACGGCCCATTGCTCAAGGCTTGCGGCCTTTCTGAGACTGTAGTTGCCGACACCAGCGTTACTTATGCCGGAGTCAGCAGCAACTTTGACTCTGCAACGATTTATTGTTTCTACGATGGCACACGTCATAAAATCACTGGTTGCCGAGGCACCGTAACCTTCAACTTAGTTGGCGGTCAGTTTGCTGCAGCCAGCTTTGAAATGACTGGCATTTACAATGATCCTGACAACACAGCACTGTCAGGCACTTTCACTGTCGCCAATCAGGCTGCTGCGCTAGAAGTCAACGACACAAACGTCACGACTGCCACCTTCCATGGCGTTACAGACGTTCGTATTGAAAGCTTTGACTTGGCTCTGAATAACAATGTTATTTACAAGGAAAGCCTAAGCAACAAAGAAATTCTTATCGTTGACCGTCAGCCAGGCGGCACGACTGTTTTAGAGGCTCCTGCTGTTGGCACCACTGATTACTTCGCAAAAGCTGTCGGCGTTGCACAAGCAAGTAGCAGCATTGTATTGGGAGCTACCGGCGGCAACATCATTACCATGACCATGCCGCAAACAGACATTACGGGAGTAAGCTATGGAGACACCAATGGTGTGATCAATCTGTCAATTCCATATCTGGCGCTGCCCAGCACAAGTGGAAATGACGAAATCTCAATCGCATTCACCTGATCCATGGCTTTTACACGTAAAAAGGTTGCATCGTATAAGTGGCCTGTAACTGTTGAGATTCCTGCTGATGGCGGCGGTTTCGACAAGGCCACATTTACGATTGAATTTAAGAAGCTAGGCCGCACTGCCTTTAACGAACTGATCGATCAAGGCGACGAAGCTTTGGTCAATGAGATTGTGCAGGGCTGGGACGACTATGTGGACGAAAGCGGTGAAGCGATCCCTTGCACAAAGGTGACCAAGCTGGAGTTGCTTGACGATCATCACGTTCTGCGTGCTGTGATCGCGGCTTACAGTGAAAGCATCACGGGAGCGCAGGCAAAAAACTAGAAGACGCTGCTCGTTACTGGGCGACGGGTGGCGTCATTGATGAACGTGAAAAAGATTTGCGTGCTCTTGGCGCGACAGAAGAGCAGATAAGAAAAGCTTGTGCGAATGCAACAAAGGATCAGTTTGTTGTATGGGACGAGAACTGGGAGACCGTAGAGATGTTTCTTCGGCTGCAGACTCAGTGGCGGATAAGTTTTGCGGGTCCAACCGGATTAGACTATGCAGCGCTGGATTGGCTTTGTAGACTATATTCAGTGAAGGATCCTGCGACTCTTTTTGAAGGGTTGCAAGTGATGGAAGTCACTGCCCTGTCCTGCTTCAATAAAAAGAAAAGCTGATGGCTGCAGTCACAACCGAACTCAAGATTAAGATAACAAAGGTTGGTGAAGCCCAGCTTACGAAGCTTTCTGCGAGCCTCAATCAGGTTGCAAAACGCGCAGATGCAGCAAAAATTGATTTCAAAAGCCTTGCAAGTGAGCTAAAAAAAGTACAGACAACAACAGGGCCAAAGAGTGTAAGCGATCTAAGGAATTATCGCAACGCATGGCGTGATATTGCGGATTCTGTTGATGTTGCAAGTAAAGAATTTAAAGAGGCAACAGCAGAAGCGGCGAAGTTAGACAAGCAACTGCAAAAGACAACATCACGTCGTGGTGCCCGTCTAAAGGCGGCTGGTGGTGTTGCCGCAACAGCTCTTGGCGCTGGCGTTTTTGGTGGCGTTGAAGGTTTTGTCGGCGCATTAGGTGGCGGCATTCTGGGAGGAGTGCCTGGTGCTGCTGCTGGCGCTGTGGCTGGCGCGACGCTTGGCAACTTAAGGAAGCAGGCTGGCCTAGTTGCTGAGTTGGTGGCCGAGTACAACAGTATGCAGATTGCATTGGCTGGGGTCAGCAAATCGCAAGCGGATTACAACAAAAGCCTGCAATCTGTCACTCAATTTTCTAAAGATTTTCTTATTCCTATAGGGGATGCTATAGGTCAGTACACAAGGCTGAAAGCAAGTGTTGTTGGGGCAGGAGGCAGTACCGAAGACACTGACAAAGCCTTTAGAGGCATGGCCGCAGCGATTCTGGCGACTGGTGGAAACATTAACGATTTCAATTCGGCTCTAGTCGCAACGGCACAAGTCTTTTCAAAAGGTAAAGTGTCTGCTGAAGAACTGCGTCAGCAAATTGGCGAAAGATTGCCAGGCGCATTTACTATTTTTGCTGATTCCATGGGAATTAGTACGCGAGAGCTGGATGAAATGCTTGAAAGGGGCGAAGTGCGTCTGTCCAGCTTTGGCGATTTTACTGAAGATTTATTTAAGAGGTATCGTGAAACATCGCAAGTGTTGGGTTCTGCGCCTGAAAAGGCTGGGCAAAGACTGCAGGTGGCGCTAAATTTTGCGGCAATTAAATTTGGTAGTTTTTTCCAAAAAGTTGGAGCAGGCTTTCAAGATTATCTTACTAATTTAATTAATTTTGCTATAGATAATGAAAAAGCGCTAAAACTTACAGCCGCAAAATTTTTAGCATTTGGTGAGCAAATTGTTAACACAATTAAAACTGCGGCCAAAAACATGGCTGGCGCATTGAAGCCGTTTTTTGATTTTGCCGGACGAGCACTTTCCGCATTGGCAAGTCGTTTTGCAACTGCTCAGCGTGAAATTGCTGTAAGAGGCAAGGGCGTAGATCCTATGAATATTTATGGCAGCGTCTTAGAAGGATATAAAGTTGAGCAAGGCATAGGCGGTCCTGGCAATGTGTTTCTAAGCATGGAGGACAAGGAAGAAGTTAGAAGACGGTATGTTGAGGCTTTGGGTACATTTCTAGGTGAAAGTACATTTAAGCAATTGACTAACAAGTATCTTGATATGTTTGAAGGTTTTACGCCAACTGAATTTGGTAGCGCCGTGCGTGATGGGTTTAGCGATTTAAATGGAGGTGACGAGGATACAACTCAAACAGCCAAAGCAATTAAAGATATTACTAAAAAAGAGCTAGATCTTCGCAAGGCGATTGTTCTGGCGCGAAGGTTTGAAGATGAACTCGCGCAATTGCAGCTTGGCGCTGATCTTAAGAGGTTGCAAGTTTTAGGAGCACAGATCGGAGAACGCGAGCGAATTGCTCGTTTACTGGAAATTGAGCAAGAAGAAGCGGAAGGATTTGCTGCGATAGTTGAAAAGCAGATTAAGCTAATCGAGGACAAAGAAAAAGCTGAATTTAGGGCTGGCCAAGAAATTGCAAAACAACTAAATCAACAAGATAAGTTGCAGAAAAAGACAAAAGAAGCGCTGACCGACACTCAGGAACTAATACAATCTATTGGCGGTGTTATTTCAGGCGGCCTGACTA